GGCTTTATTTCTTTGTATAAAAAACCGTTATTTCTGTTTTTGATTCGTGTTGCTGTTTTTTTGTTGATGTATTCTGCACCGCGACGACTGTTGCATGGCTTGCATGCTGGGACGAAGCCTTCGCTTATTGTGCCGCCTGAATCTGACTCTACGAGGTGGTCTAATTCGGTTGCTTCTGCGCGTCTGCACCAATGGCATACAGGTTGATCGCGTAATAGTTCAGCGCGTGCGTGTTTATATTCGGGTTTGTTTCGTTCTCTGTTCGCTTCCATGTTCTAAGACCTACTAGCGCGCGCTGTCGCGCTTGCTCTCAAGTTGCTGTGAGTGTGTTGCATGTCGGGCTCGAGTCTGTTGAGTTTGTTTGTGGTATGTCATGTGTAAGCGTAATGCAAGACAGACCCCTGAAGAGCCCCCCGTCCGTTGCCACACTGGACTCCCTATTCAATTCCTTTACGCTCTGCGCTTCGACGCTTTGCCAATTCCTTTCGTGTTGCAGGTTTTGGACGCGCCGATCTAACCAAGTTCCCTTGGATTAGCCCCGTCACTTGCGAAGGTGATACGGCCTTGATGCTTGCCAGTTGTAGAAGTGTTTAGCGGTGTCTTTTTCTATCTGACCTAATCATCAGGATCGCCCACATTACTACGACGCCAAGAAGACCCCAGACTGTCTTGCTCATGCTTGGTTCTCTGGGAACGCTCGGCGCAATGCTTCGTGGGCCAATGAGATCTCATCTTGCAGCTCTTCTATCTGTTTCTCAAGTGTTGTAATAATGCGGTTCGCGTTGTCGCGTTCGCGTGCGATTGCTGTCATGTGATCGTGTAGTCGGTCGTATTCTTCGTTGGGGTTTCTCATAGTTTCAACCTGTCAATCAATACCCGGCACTGTCCCGATGACAATGTCTCCACGACTGCATCGTCCACGCCGAGAGTCTTGTGAATGAACTCGAGCAGCTGGAAGTCATCCCATGCTTTGCCTCGAGCAAGCGACTTTAAGAAGGCGATCTGTTTAGGTGTAGCGCCGCCGAATGTGTCAGGTGCAGGAGTGCTATTCACGCGGTTCACTTTTGACATCTCTTCCATACTTGCGCGCTCCCCAGTGTGTCCCAGCGGCCCATTTGAGATGCACCTTCCGATTGAGCTCGTCTCTCCGTTCTCGACAAAACTTGTCTTATTGACAGGGCTTGAGTTAAGTACCTCTTCGGCGAAGCCTGTCGAGATGAGCCTTCCGTCGTTGTCGTACGATGAGCACTTAAAGAGCACCGTAGAAGCGTCGTAGTGCACCATTTCAGTCACGATCTGTCCGTGTGGGTAGGCAGTCCAGAAGCGCTCTAGACGCTGTGCAACGGTCTCATAGAGGGATAGGTCAAAGTGTGCCATTAGCGCGCCTTCCAGACGATCGCCATGTTGCCAGCAAGCGTTGGTCGCTCTAGGTCGGTGGCGTAGACAAACTTGTCTTTGACTAGGGAGCCCCGGGTAGGTCTGACAGTGTTGCCCGAGATGCCCAGTGCGCGCTCAATCTCTTCATCGGTTGCGCCGCCTGATTGCTTGAGGTATTCATATACGCGCCTACGCTTTGAGCCCGATTTAGGCAGAGCGTTTAGAGCTGCGCTTGCCGAGGTCGGTTTTGCGCTTGGTGAGATGATGACCGTGTTGCGATCAATGGCGATGTCTTCACGGTATGCACCGAGTCCGCTTGACGGTGCGAAGAGTTGGAGGTCGTTCATTTGATTGGCTTCACTTTCTTGCATGCTTTGAGGTCTGGGTGACTCCAAAGGATTTTGGTCGGGTTTGTGGCGTGCGGTGTGCCGTGCATTTCTAGTCCACACTTTTTGCAAGTTATTTTGTGCATGTCAAGATCACATTGATCGCGGCTCGAATCACTGACGCATTGAATCGGTTCTGCTCTCCGCCGATCGTCATGTGCGCGTCGTACATCAAAGTCAATTCGTCAAGAAGAATTGAATGGTCTTCAAGACGATCTACCGGGTGACGCGGCGGTTTCATAATGTCGTCTACGAACTCTTTGAATACTTTGTTGTATTTGTCTGAATAGTTTTCGGGATACATCTGTCGGGTCTCCTCTGTAATTCCTGTTTCGGGATATTGCTCTTCGGTCACTGTGGAAGGTTCCAAGGTGTCCAAGATGAATTATGCCATATCGCAAGACCTGCGATGAGGTTTATCTTCGGATCAAACAACTGGTCGCACACTGACAAGATTCCTTTCGCTTGTAGCCAACCTTGAGGCCAGTATGCCGAAGGGGTGCACCAGAATCCGTTGATCTGCATCAGACCGTATGAGCCGCCGTTCGTGTCGTATCGGTTGTAAGCATCTTCGGTGCAAAGTGACTCACGGTAGAGCACTCGAGAAAGGGTCGGCGATTCATCGGCAGACCAGCCAACCTTGAAGGCAAGATCGAGAGCTTGCGCGCATGTCGTGACTGGGAGAGTAGTGACAGGGGGCGTCACTACGCTCGGCAGAGGCGTCAATGGGATCGTCTGATATGAGGTTGAGGCACTGACCTTAGACATGCCTTGAGGCGGCTTAGAAGCGTCCCAGAGAAGCACAAAGGCGGCAAGTCCGAAAGTTACCCAAGCGAAGATCTTGATTGTTTTTTCGTTCATTGTGAGAAGCTCAATTCTGTAGGCACGCCCCAACTGTCGCCAGCCAAGGTTCGGAAGGCGATTTGGGCGCGGATGATTTTGTGTGTGTCTTCGTGTCTAAAGATCTGGACAAGTATTTCTTGTCCGTTGTCCATTGAGCACCGACCTACCTCGTAGATAAAGACTTTTGGTTCGGTCATAATTTCACTCCTATCGTCGGTACTTCGACCATAGGCGATCGGTATCCGTTATTGGGGGATTTCGCCGAACACTCTCTGAAAGGCTTGTTTCACAAGGGCTGGAGAGTCTGCCATAGCAGGCGAGATCTCGTAATGGTGCCAGTCGCCACCCGGGGCTCCGTGAATTGTTGGCTTTGAATAGTTGCTCCACGCTTGTCGAGTGCACTGCCAGCCGCGCCCGAACTTTTGTGGAAAGTAATCCAGCACACATTCAAGACCAAGCGCGTTCGCGTTGGCGATAACAATGTTTAAGAAGGCGACTGCACCTTTGCGATTTGCTGTTGGGTACTTGTCAGTTTTGCGGTACGAGGCATCCCACGCTCGTCCCGTGGCGTGTACCGATAATGAGCCAGGAGTTCCCTTCATGTCGCGAACGCCCCAAGAGCCGTTATTCCAGATAGCACCGTTGGAGTATTTAACGGCCTGCCTAATCCATTCATCGGTACCGCTTCGTGGGCCAGCTGCGGCACCGTCGGAGTTCCCTGTGTAAGGCTTGCTTCCTACGATTTTAGGGTTCGCTGGGATAACGCTCATAACGCTGGAGGGTCTTTAGGTCGGTCTTTAAGTCCGTTGCCTGCAAGTAAGCCAATTAGTCCGCCTGCGAGGGTCATTAGCATCGGCGACAGGACTCCCCATGCTTCGGCGTCGTTTGGGCTTTGCTCGGTAGGTTGCACGACAAAGAGAAGTCCGAAGATGAGCGATGCGATTGCCATGACGAAAGATGCGGTCAGTCCGATTCCTACGATCAGGATTAGTCGAGCTTTGATCTGTTCGTTGGATAAGCGTTTGTCTGGGTTCACGCGCAGCGCCTTTCTAGTAGTCCGTTGGCTTTGGTGGTGTTGCAATTTTCGCGGTTACGATCAGCACAAGCCGTTAGTGCAAGTGCAAGAATGACGCTCACTATTAGTACGCGCGGTTTCATAATTAATTACGGAATAGGAATGTAATTGACTTGCTGCTGAATAAACGCTTCGTATTCAGTTGGTGTCATTGGACGAACTTTGTCATCAACTTGGACAAATACTTCGTCGTGTGGGTACATCGCTACGGCTTCTTCGTATGTCATGTGTTATGCCTTTCGGTATCCGTAAACAAAGATAGTTCCGCCAGTCAAAGTGCCAGAAGAAGTAGCAATAGTAAATGCTGTATATGAAGTTGCCACATTATGTATCCCAGTACCTGTTCCAGCGACTGTTCCTGCTGCCCAATTAGTAGGACCAAATACAGTTGGTTTTGCTAAAAATGGGTTTACTACATCAAGGTTGAAAGCAATAAAACCTGTTGTGGCATATCCAGCATAGCCAAACGAGCTTGCAGCGTTGTCTGACGCTGCCAGCGGTGTCGTTGAACCGTAACTAACATAAAAAGTTCCAGAACTGTATCCAGTAACTGATGCACCAAGGGTCAATACTAAAGTAGTCAAACCAGAAGCAACGCCGCCACTTACCACAATTTTGTAGTTGTCATAAGTTGTAGAAAATGCGTCAGATACCGTGACACTTGCGACAGCGCTTCCAATGGTCTGTTCCTTGATGTATGTCAAACCGCTGTTTATGTTGTTATTTACATAAGCCGATGTCAGGATCTGTCCTGCGGTGGTTGGGGTACTTACAGTCATGTTTCTATCCTAGGACATTGTCTTCGTCGAGTGTGCCATATACAGCGTCGTTCAAGATCAGCTCATAGACGATCGTGGTTGGTGCCGTGAAGTAGGTTACAGCGTGCCCAGCCGACAAAGTAAGCCGATGCTCAAGTCCTTCTACCGTCAAGTTTTGAGCGAATTGGGTTGGGCCTTCCGAAGTGGTAATTGACTTTTCAATATTGATGACACTGCCTACATCAAGTAGGGCAAGTGTGTCTTGGTCTAGGGCAGGCGTGCCGGGGAACTCGGTGCCGATTGAGTTGAAGCGTGCTTCTGGATTAGCGTTAAGAAGGTATTCGGCAAGTGTGAGAGCTGCGGCGTCGTTATGAACTAGCGAGTCCGTGATCGAGGTTGTTTGGATTAGGTAGGTCGCTTGAGAGGTCAGGTCTTCGGCGACTTGTGGCGATGATGCTCCAGCGTGTGCAACTGATGCACGATTGACGACTGTGTCCGCTTGGAAAGCAATATCAATCGCCGAGTAGCCGATCTTGGTTGGTGGGTTTGTGTCGTGAAACTCTGCAACAGGGACGCCTAAGACTTGCCCGATGCGCTTCTGGAAGGTAATAGTGCCTTCACGATCCACAAAGATTCTGCCTTGCTCGGCTTCCATGATCTTGTTGGCGTAGCCTGCAACCGAAGTACCGTTTGCGACCGTCCAAGCGGCTGCACCGCCAAGGGTCGCCACGCCTGTCTCAATGCTCCGAGTGCCCACATAATCCACTTCTGGACGATCTAACAGGTCGTCAAAACGATCGCTTGAGAGCTGCTCTGTGACATTCCATTCAGCCAAGAAAGTCTGCCCAAGTTGATAAGAGAAGTCAGCGCAAGTTACGCTCACGGTGTCTAGACCGCCGAGGGTAAAGGTGTAATCGAAGTTCACGATGTAGCCGACCCACAAATACTTTTTGACGCCGAGCGAGTCATATCGAGAGAAGCGGACTTTGCGAAGTGGTGCAAGCCCGGGAAGCGAGTTGTTCGGATCGTAGTAAGGGGATGTCGTGTCGAAAGGGTTGAACACTCCGTCGGCGTAAGTGTCGTTGAGCGTGAAGCTCATCGTGCCATAAGGGAATTGGTCGCCTGTGTTGGCGCGTCCGCGTTTTGCTGTCAAGCCGATAGTGCCGTCCATGACCGACGCGTATTGATCGGTGCCGTCTAAGACATAATCAGTTGAGTCAAGTGTGCCTTTAGGGTCGTCGTCAAGTGTGAAAGCGTTCCAGTTGTACCCTGTATCAATCTCAAGGTCGTAAAGACCTGATCCAACTACCGCGACGCCTGCCATTACGCAACCGCTATATCTGCTGGGCCGTTCTGCCTGTTGAATGCTCTGATCGCGTTCACGACAGCGTTGCCCACTTCGGCACTCGAAGCCAAGCCGCCGTTCACATTGACTGTGTATTGTTGAATCATTTCGGGGGTTACGCCACCAAAAAACGACCCAATTTGCCCTTGAGTGTCAATAGTGTTTCCACCACCGCTATATCTCGACGAGCCACCACCGCCCGTCATTGGTGCGGCAGGTGTAGGAATTACTGGAGTGGCAATAACTGGCATTGAAGGGACGATTGATCCTGTCTCTGGCATGCCAGCGCGCTCGCTTACGCCAGTGAAACCACCACCACCGCCACCGATACTTGGAAGATCTACTTTTGGCACGCTAGGAATGTCAGTGAACGGGCTAATTGCGTTTATGCCTTTAATCAGTGCGTTCACGGTATTGATCCAAGTGTTCGCAAAGATCTCAAAACCTTTCATGAGACCGTTAAGGACACTGTTCACAATGGTTCTGAATGTCTCAAACTTGTTGTAGGCGTATCCAATTCCTACGACCAGTGCTGCAACTCCTGCCGCTATCGCTGTAAAAGGATTGAGCGCCATTGCAAGGTTCACCGCCAAGATTGCGACGGATATTGCGGTGATTGCGGCAGCTATTGCAAGGAATGCTTTTGGATTGTCTTGTGCCCAATCAGCAAACTTTTGCAGTATTGGTAACGCTGCTTCAACTACTGGAAGAAGTGCTGCACCGATAGATTCTTTTGTTTCATCCAAACTGTTCTTTAGGATCTTGAACTTGCCTGCGGCGGTGTTTGCAGCTGCGGCAGCTGCTCCACCAAAAGTACCGTTAAGAACGGTCATTACTTCATCAAGAGATGCGCCGTCTTTAATCATGGCTTTAATCTCTGGCGATAAGGCTTGCAGGCCTTTCATGTTTCCGCCGTATGCACGGGCTAATGCTTCGCTGACTTCGCCTAGTGATTTATTGGAGCCGATAGCAATGTCTTGGGCGAGACTTAGGGCTGTCGTCGCTACTTGGACATCTTTTGTTCCTCGAAGCAAACTCGCAAACGCTGGACGAAGTTCGCTGTCTGCTGTGCCCGATGCGCGCGACATTGAAGCGATCATCTTCTCTGTCGCGGCAACTTGGGCGTCGGCTGCTCCGGTCACATTCTTCATGGTGACGGCAAGTTGTGTTTGTTCTGCTTGATCTTCTACAGCCGCTTTAGTGGCTAGTCCTATTGCCCCAGCGACAGCCGTCAATGCAGCCGCCGCAGGTACAGCGGCTTTTTTAATAGCAAATTGTGCTTTGGCAGATGCGCCTTCAAGAGACTTAAACTCTTTGATCGCTTTTTGGGTGCCTTTAGCGTCAAACTCGGAAACGATTGGGATATTTACTGAAGCCATTACGAGACCACATTCCGATCAACTTTGTCCATGACAGTCTCAACAATTCGCCGCATTTCCGACTCGACTGTGCCTTGGTTCTTTTCCATTGCTTTCCACATTACTCTTGATCGCCTGCCGTATCGCGCCGAGAGAGCTTGACCAAGTTTGCCGTTGGCTGCCATGTCAAAGAGTGTCCCAGTCGAGCCCGAGTAGACGATGTTGAAGACGCCGACATTGCGGATCTGTCCACGGAACTCGGAAACCTTTTTTGTGTTGATTTTGGCAGAGATCTTTTGTTTGCGTCCAGCGTCCCAAGGAAGCATCTTGAAACCTGATTTAGTAGTCCAGTTTCTAGCCATGCCAGAAAGGGGAACGGTGCCGGGTATAAGAGCTAGTGCGTCGTTGATTACAGGCTTGGCAACATTGCGAAAGTCTTTTGCAATTTGGTTACGAAGTCCAGGCTCTATTGAGTTGAGCTGCTTAATTGCTTCTTTAAGTCCGTAGATCTCAACTTTTGTGTTAAGTCCTTCAGCCATTAGCGTCCTTTCTTTTTCTTGTTAAGGATGCTAATCACGGTCTCTAGGTCTCGAGTGTCAAAGGGTATTGCAGGCGGCCACCAGCCGACAGCGATTAGCAATTCTGCTAATTGGCGTCGATAGGTTCCGCCACCGTAGGGTTTGGGTTTGTTTCATCCACGGCATGAATATCCATGTTTGGATTGTCTTTGACCCATTCACGCCAAGTTGAAGGAACTTTTTCGCCTTTAAGAGACAAGATTGTGTGAGCCCAGCAAGCAAGATCTGAATAGCCGATTCCTCGACCGTCAGA